CCGCAAGAGGGGCTCGTCGAGAAGGCGGCCGTCGATCGCGTGCCGTATGACTTGTGGGCAAAAGAGGGTTACTTGCAGACCACGCCTGGACGCACGGTCTCTTACGAATACGTTGCGCACCATCTGCGCGCGCTGTTTGACCGACACAAGATTCGCAAGCTAGCCTTCGACCGCTGGAATATGCGCCACCTGACGCCTTGGCTCGAAAAGGCGGGATTTTCCGAGCAATTCATCAAAGAGCACTTCGTCGAGTTTGGCCAGGGCTATGCGTCAATGTCCCCGGCCTTGCGTGAGCTTAGCCAGATATTGCTTGACCGCGACTTGCGACACGGCAATCATCCGGTCCTGCGAGCGTGCGTTATGAATACCGTCATCTTGAAGGACGATGCGGGCAACCGCAAACCGTCCAAGCGCAAGAGCACCGGCCGCATCGACGGCCTGGTCGCGCTGGCGATGGCGGTCGGCGTCGCGCCGCTGCACGGACCGAAGATCGATGTCACGGCGCTTATCGGCTAAGTGGTGGAAAACGAAGCGAGCGAGGCGTCGTCGCTTTGCTACCGGGATGGCACGTAGCCAGCTTGGCGGTGGACTCCAGGGTAGGAATTACGATGGTTGCTCGCCTGGCGGGCGAAGTACCAGCGGCGGTCTTCCCTCGCTTGGAAAGCGCAGATGAGTGACCCCTCAGAAATCGCCGACGAGCAAGTGCGCGCTCGCAGCGCCCATCAGGTTCGTGATCGTCAGGAGGCGCGGCGCGCTATCGAGTTCTTGGAGCAATCGCAGAGTTGGGGTTACGAGGATCGGGACTTGCTCTGTCGCTTGCTGCGCTACCTCGTAAAAGTTTCGAGGGAATGATGTGGATGGGCTCGTTGCGGCAGACCCACATGTCGATGTGGATGGCGGGCAACGATCTGCGCGCCGGCAAGATCACGCAAGCCGAACACGAGGAGGTTGTTGCTCGTGTTCGTGAGCGTATGCGCGAGCTTGAGCGAGAGGGAAAGTCGGCGAGCACGCGCGCGCTGAAACAAACGTTGATGACGACCGCGGCGCGCTTGACGAATCGGACGTTCGAGGCGAAAAGAGATTTGGGAAGTAGATTCCCTCTTCGGAAAACTTGAGTGCGCCTGGTCGCTGGCCTCAACCCGACTAGGCGCTCTTTTTCCGGCTCCCCGAACATGGGCCAAATGTTTGGGGCACCGCGGACCCTCGGTACAGCGTCGCACGCCGCATGCCGCTCTGCTCTGACTTAGTGTCAGTGTCAGGCAGACCGAGGGTCCGCATCCTTTCATCAAGAACGTGGAGGCATCGCCATGACCATCGGCCTGGCGTTCTGGATCATCATGCTCGTGTGGGCCGTGTTCGGCTTGCTCACGCACTTCGGCTACGTCGGAGGCGGTTACGTCGCCGGCGCCAACGTGATCTTGCTGTTCGTGCTGTTCGGCCTGCTCGGCTGGGGCGTCTTCGGCCCGCCGCTGCATCGGGGATGATCGATGGAGAACAACGGCATCCTGCTCGCGGCTGCGCTGGCGGGCCTCGCGTCCTACGCAGGTTGGTTCTAGGAGGGATTCGTCATGCCGATGCCCAAGCCACGCAAAGGCGAAAGCCAGTCCGACTATATGGGCCGCTGCATGCATGAGATGTCGCAGGGCAGCGACCGCACCAACGAACAGAACGTCGCTGCCTGCATGCAAGGTTGGCGCGACGCGCACGGCGGCAAGAAGCCGAGCAAGGCGGCGCAGATCAGCGCAGTTATCGAACGCTTCAAGGAAAAGTTTACCGATCCCGAAAGGCTCGCATTGCTCGCTCGCGCGATGAGCGATTGCCCCGACCCTGAAGATGGCGAGTCAAAGCAGGACTACGTCGACCGCTGCGTTGACGAAATGACCAGCGGCGACGACGGCATGGACGAAGGCGACGCGGAGGATGCTTGCGAGATGGCATACGAAGACGCGCGTGAAGAGCAAACCGGCGAAGGCGCCATCGTGCACAAGACGCACGCCACCGAAGGCAAGGGCGTTGAGTTCATCTTGTCGGATGCAACGCCAGATCGATTCGGTGACATCGTGCAGGTCGAGGGCTGGGAATTCTCGAACTTCACCAAAAACCCCGTTGCGCTCTTTTCGCACCGTGCAGATTTTCCCATTGGCACGTGGACGGGAATCAAGGTGCACGACAAGGCGCTGCGCGGGAGTCTGATCCTCGCGCCGAAGGGCATCAGCCCAAGAATTGACGAGATCCGGGGCCTGGTCGAGGCCGGCATCCTGCGCGCGGTGAGCGTCGGATTCAAGCCGCTGGCGTCGCATCCGGTCGATACGACCAAGAACGATCCTTTCGGCTTTGGGCCGCAGGTCTTTACCAAGTCCGAACTGGTCGAGGTCTCACTCGTTGCGATCCCCGCGAATCCGAACGCGCTGGCGGTCGCCAAATCTCTCAACATTTCCGCGGCAACGCGCTCGCTGGTCTTTGCCGAGCATGGCAACCAAAAGACCCGCGACGGCGGTGCCGCTGCTTACGCCCGCACTCGTGCCGAGCATGGCAACCAACGAACGCAGGCGATCACCGCCAAGACTGGCAAAACCAATCCCGCTATGAAGGGAGGAAGCGTCATGCTTCTGTCCGAACGCATCGTGGCGGCCGAGAAGTTTTTGGTGACGTTGCAGGATCAACTCACCGCACATCTCGACACCGTCGACGATCAGAATCCCGATGACGCCGCGCTGGCGGTTACCGAGGATCTCAACCAAAAGATTGCGAGCGCCGAGCGCAATCTCTCAACCCTCAAACAGGCCGAGCAGCGGCTCGCTAGGGCAACCGCTGACCGCACCAACGGCAATGGGCGGGAAATCGTACGCGGTTCAACCGCCTTCACGCAGCCGGCGCGCAGCAACGGTGACGGCCCGCGACCCTTCGGCATGACGGCGAAAAAGATCACTCCGGTCGAATACCTCATTCGCCAAGGCGTGGTCGCTGCGTTCATGCACACGAAGCATCTCAATGCTGAGCAGGCGCAGCAACTCTGCGGCTACGCCGATGACGAGTGCACGAAGGCTTACGTCGATTACTGCCAGAAGGCGGCGACGGCGGTAGCTATGACAAGCGTCACCGGATGGGCGGCAGAACTGGCGCAGCAGGTTTATGGTGACTTTCTGCAACTGCTCGCGCCGTCGGCGGTCATGCCGGCGTTGGCGGCGAAAGGTTTGGCTCTTACCTTTGGCCGCGCTGGCAAGATCGTTATTCCTGCCCGCTCGGCAACGCCATCGCTGGCCGGCTCGTTCGTCGGCGAAGGCGCGCCTATTCCCGTTCGGCAGGGCGCGTTCACGACCGTCTCTCTCGTTCCAAAAAAGCTTGGCGTCATCACTACCTTCACGAGGGAAATTAATGAGCACAGCATCCCGGCGATCGAAGGAATTCTACGCGACTCAGTCGCGCAGGATACTTCGGTGGCGATCGATACCGTGCTACTCGACGCCAACCCGGCGACCGCGATCCGGCCTTCCGGCCTTCGCAACGGTGTCTCCGGTCTCACGCCCACCGCGGGCGGCGGCTATGCCGCGTTCATCGGCGATCTCAAGGCGCTTGCCGGTGCATTGCTGACCGCGACTGCTGGCCATGTGCGCGCGCCGGTGATCATCATGAACCCGCAGCAGGCGTTGAGCATTAGCCTGATGCAGCCGGCCAACGCCGCGGCGCCGCTGTTCCCGTTCTCCGACGAGATCGCGAATGGGCGCTTGCGCAACTTCGCCGTCATCACGAGCGGCAACGTTCCGCTCACGATGGTGATCGCGTTGGACGCAGCGGACTTCGTCACCGCCGGCGACGAGGCGCCTAGGTTCGAAGTCAGCGACCAGGCTACGTTACACCTCGAAGATACCTCGCCGCAGGATATTACCGGTGGCACGCCGTCGCCTGCCGTTCCCGTGAAGTCAATGTTTCAAACGGATTCATTGGCTTTGCGTCTCGTGTGGCCCCTCAATTGGGCTTTGAGACGTACGGGCATGGTCGCTTGGGTAACCGGAGTCACCTGGTAGTTTGGTTGACAGGCGATAATGGTGAATCATTGGTGAATCACCTAAACTTCACAGGAGGCTAGAATGGCAGAAGCAAAAGGCCCGCCTTATAAGTCCGCGGCTGACGTTCCACGCGGAACGCCGACGCCGACGCAAGCCGAGCTTAATAAGATCTCGCTCGGCGAGGCGGTCGAACTCGCTAAGGACGGCACGCCGGAAGATACCGTTAACGTGCCGCTCGCAGGCAACGTGATCGGTGTGAAACCTACCCCGGCGCCTACGACACACGAGACACCGGCGCATCACGCTTCGACGCGCAAGTGATCCCAGCAACTTCGGCGGCCGAGCTAAATTATTTGTGGCCAATCAATTGGCTCGGCCTCCATCAGCAATATCTAAATCGTGGCGAGATGGAAATCATCGCCGCGTTGCTGCGCCAGGTCGAGGCGAAGAGCGTTCTCGAAATTGGTTGTCGTGATGGACGCACGGCTCGGGTTCTTCTGCACAATGTCTCCGCTCTGCAACGCTACGTCGGCGTGGACGTGCCCATGTCGTATGAGCCTCCATTGGCTCATCAACGTAGCGAAATGGTTTCCGAACCTGGTGCTCTCGCTATGGTTGATCCCCGCTTTGAGCTTATTGTCCGAGCGCGAGGATCGCTCGACGTAGAGCCAACCGATTTTGAAGAACAGTTTGATGCCTGCTTCATTGATGGCGATCACAGCGAGTCAACCGTCTATAGTGACAGTTGGTTAGCGGCGATGGTCCTGCGGCCTGGCGGTATCATCATTTGGCATGATTATTTCAATGGCGCGGTTGGCGTGACTAACGCGCTCAATCGACTAAACAACGAAGATTGGCAGATCAAGAATATCGCTGACACTTGGCTCGCGTACCTGATCAGATGAACTTGGCGCCTGACATCGCAACGCTACACATCTACCAAGGCGTCGATCTATTTCATCAGAACGACTTCGCGGGCGCACTGGTCGAATTCGACATGTCGCTCGCGATTGAGGAAAATCCCTACGCGCGTTGGAATCGCGCGCTCGCGCTGCTCTCACTTGGGCGATATGAGGAAGGCTTCCCCGATTGGGGCGTGAGCCGGCAAATATTCCGAAGTCAGTTGAGCGAAGATGGCCAATGGTTGCAACGCAGCTTGCAGCCATGGCGCGGGGAACGCGAGCCGGTCGCGCTCCTAGCTGACGCGGGTTTCGGTGATTGGATCCAACTGGCACGGTTCATTCCCGAGATCCGTGCAATAGCGGGGCGGGTATTCCTTGAGGTACCCGCTCCGCTGGCGCGGTTGGCCGAGCAGCTTGCGCCCGTTAACTGCCCTACAAGCGTCAAGTACGCGGTGCCGTTGTTCGACGCAGTGGCTTTGCTAGGGCCGTCGTCTGCCGCTGTTCCGCCGCCGCCCTATTTGCAAGCCGATGCTGCGCTTAGCCTTAAGCTTACGGGGGCGCAGAACGGAGGGCGGCGGCGGATCGGCATCGCCTGGTCGGTCAAACTTACGAGCGAACACGAGCACCCGAGTGCAAAGCGCGAGATCGCGCTCGATCAGTTTCTCGATTTGCTTCCGTTTGATGGCGATCTCTACAGCCTGCAAATCCAAGAACGCGAACAAGCTAATGCACGGAGTATTCGAACCTTCGACATTGAAGACTTCGCCGACGTGGCCGCGTTGGTGTCGCTCATGGATGTGGTGGTGTCGGTTGACACGGCGGCTCTTCACTTGGCGGGAGCGCTGGGACATCCGCGCGTCTATGCGCTTCTCCCCTACGCGGCCACTTGGCGATGGCTCCATGGAAATTGGTATCCGATGATGAAGCTCTGCAAGCAGACATCACCCGGCGATTGGATGAGCGCGTTCGCGCAGATCGATGCCTAGCGCAATCAAACATCTCAGCAGCAGCAATACGCTCGTGTTCAAAGCCGAAGGCGCCGTGCACGGGCCGCCTTACAATCTACCCGTCACCGGCGGCTGGCTCGGCGTCGAAGGGACTTCGTGGAATTGGTGGCAGAAGGGATATAACGTTCGCCCCTATGGCACGATCTCCGCCATGGTCGAAGCGTGCGTGAGTGCGTATTCGCAAACCGTAGCGATGTGTCCCGGCGACCAGTGGCGCACGAAGACCAACGGTGGCCGCGAGCGCGTGACGAACTCGGCGCTATCGCGCATTCTGCGTCAGCCGAACGACTATCAGAGCATCTCTGACTTTCTGCTCAACATGGTGCGCGATCTCTATTTGGAAGGAAACGCCTACGCACTGTGTCTGCGCAACTCACGTTACGAGATCAACGAGCTTCATCCCATGCGGGCGGCGTTGTGCTGGCCGCAGGTCGCGCCCGACGGCTCAATCTTCTACTCGCTCAGTGGAAATACGATCATTGAGAACCGGCTAGGCGAAGAATTTCTGCCTTATGTGCCCGCGCGCGATGTGCTGCACATCAAGCTCCATTCAAATCAGCAGAACGCCTTTTACCCGCTGCTCGGCGCCTCGCCACTCCTATCCGCGGCGCTCGATATCGCCGCCGGCGACGCGATCAAGGCGCAGCAACTCGCGTTCTTCACGAACCAGGCGCGCCCTAGCTTCGTGCTGACGACTGACCTCTTGCTCGAAAAGGATCAGGTCGATGCCGCGCGCGATCGTTGGAACGATCACGCAGCCGGCCTCAACGCCGGCGGCACCGTGATCCTCACCGGTGGCCTCAAGCCGATGCCGATTTCGATGCGCAATCGTGATTCACAAATCGCCGAAGTGCTCAAGATGTCCGACCAGGATATCGCGCTCGTATTCCGCATTCCGTTCGCGTTGCTCGGCATCGGCGGCGCGCCGCATGGCTCGACCGAAGTGCTCATGAATGAGTGGGTCGCGAGCGGTTTAGGTTTTTGCCTCAATCATGTCGAGGAAGGTTTCGGGCAGACGTTTGATCTTGATGGTCAACCCGACGAATATGTCGAGTTTAGCACCGAGGCGCTGCTGCGTAGCGCGTTCAAAGATAGAATCGCCGGACTCAAAGACGGTGTGCTCGGTGGCATTTATTCGCCGGACGAAGCGAGAAACAAAGAGGGCTTGTCCAAAGTGCCAGGCGGCCATGGAGCGGAGCCGAGACTGCAAGCCCAAGTCGTTCCATTGAGCGCAGCGGAAGGCATCCCGGTCGGTGGGCCGGGGAAGGAACAACCAAAAATACCGCCCGCGCCGTCAGCGCCCGCAGAGCCGGCCGTGAAGCCGGGAAACGGGAGCCCGAAAGATGCAGGAGCACATATCGCTCGATACGCAATCCGCCACATTAGACGCCGTGCCAGAAGCCACGCTCGACCTCGCGCATGAAGCGCTCGGCATTGCCGTCGGCGAAATTGCGTTAGATCTCAAACGCGATTTGCAGCGAGACGTTGAGTTGCGGCAGGCGCAATCCGACGCGATCATTGCCAACCTGCGCGCGGAAGTTATGTCGCTGCGCACGATGATCGAGCAAGATTGTCGCGCGCGACTAGCGATGTTGAAAGATGGACTGCCCGGCGAACCTGGTCGTCCCGGAGACATCGGCCCCCCTGGTCCCCCTGGCGACAAAGGCGAGAAGGGCGAGAAGGGCGAGAAGGGCGAGAAGGGCGAGAAGGGCGAGATGGGCGAGATGGGCGAGATGGGCGAGATGGGCGATCCTGGTCCCGCCGGTCCTGCTGGCGCTGATGGCGCATCCGGTCCAATCGGTCAGCAGGGTCCCCCCGGTGAGGCGGTGGCCGGGAAGGATGGGCTCGACGGTGCACCGGGCGAGCCCGGACCTCCCGGCCCTCCCGGCCCTTCCGGTAAAGACGCCGATATTGGCGCCCTTGAGGCGTTTCTCGCCGAGCGCATCGCGGCGTTGCCGATGCCGAAAGATGGCGAGCGTGGAGAAAAAGGCGAGCCAGGCCCGGTCGGCCCCGAGGGCTTCATACGCGAAATCAAAGTTTGGCAACCGAAGCAGGTCTACTACCGTGGCGATCTCGTGCTTTGGAAGCTCGGCACTTCGCAAGCGCTGAAAGATACGGCGACGTTGCCGGACGATCCGGATAATTGGCGGCTCGTTGCCGCTTCCGGTGAGCCCGGTCGCGGTCTCAATATCCGCGGCACTTATCGCGAGGGAGAGCACTA